ATTTGTGACCTCCTGAGTTAGCCTGTATCAAGTCCCAAGCATTTACACCTATTTTGTCCAAAATCTTCATTTCATCTTCAGTCAAACTTTTAAAAGATTTTTCCATCATGGTGCCAATCTTTTCTAAAATTTGTTCACCATTCTCCATATACATTATTTTTTCACCGTATAATGCTTTGAAGTCTTTGAATGTAAACCCAACACTTTCAGGACCAACACTAGTTTCACTCACCCACTTTATTGTTGACAGTGGTACAGTTTTTTGTTTCAGTTGGTCTTCCCATTTACTTAGAACTTCTTGTGCGATTTCCCCTAAATTAACACCTTTAAGTTCTCTATCTTTCTTAAACGGATTACAGGATGCTTGAACGAGTCCCATAGGCCATGCCATAATCAAAAAGTCGGCCTCAGGATTATTTTTATAAGGAGTGTATCTGTCATATGAACCTGGCTTGAACATACTACCTCCACCATATTGGAAAATAATATTATCAGTTACCGTTGGGAAAGATTTCATTTGTTGAGTGTAATCTTGAGCATTCTTTTGTAACTGATCGGGTGACGCAGCACTTGTAGATTTCATCCAAGATTTAATGTTATTTAAAATAGACAATAACGAGGGTTCGGAGTCCATTACCAACATTTCCAAAAACCCTGGTTTGTTTTTGAATGCCAATAAAAGTTTGTTAATAACTAAACCCAATAACATTTTATTGGATTGAAGTGATTTTTCTTTATCGAATCGATATAGATAATTAACAACATCTTCAGGTGTTAAGTTTTTTCTGGCAAAGTCCGCAGAGTCAACAGTGCTAATCAATAAAATGTCGGATGATGGAAATAATTCTTTTGGCGAAACAATCTGAGAAAGTGTTTCTACGTTTGAACGTGATTGTCTAAAAGAGGTAGATTTGGTATCTTCGGCACCTGCCTGTCTATCATGGTGGTCAGTATGAATTACAAACATTGGTTTACCATGAGCAAAATCAACAAGAACAGGCATTGTATCTCCTTGAGCGTCATTCTTCTTCACCGAAAATTCTTTGTCTCCATATTGAATGACATGGGCATCAACAACATCAATACCATTGTCTTCCAAATACTTTTTCATGGCAATGGCAGTCGTAACACCATCCAAGTCTTGATGAAAATAAATTTCTGCTTTGGGATATCTTTTACTTAACTCTTTTATATCCCTTATTCCGCTCTCCTTTAATATTTTTTTCATTGAAATATAGTCAATCAAATTCAAAAATTATTTAATATTTCAATGTTACGAGATATTTCGACTTATTTATCAAAGCCAACATTTCATCTCGAATATTCAACAAATCAGTATCGTATCTCGAATCAAGTTGGTCTGAAAAACTCACCAAAAATTCTGTTATTCCATCCATAAAATTTTGGATGCTAAGTGATGATATATCTTGAAACATAAGAGCAAATTCAGGTTCGAACTCAGGTCTTCCATATTTACCCATCATTGCCTCAGTAAAATCATCTATTAAACCTCCGAGTCCGTCATATATTTTTCCATAAGTTTTGTGTTTCGCATCTCCAAATGTCTGCCAATGTAAAAACTTCCATTGTAATTGTATTTGTACTAATTTTTTAATAAATTCTTCTTTCATCTTATATTATATTTTTTTATATTACGCGACAATGCGACTTAACGAACCTGTTAATATATTTCTTAACATATCTCCAAATGGGTTTGATTTTGATTTTGTTTCTTCTGAAGGTTTTGAATCCGAATCCGAATCATCTGATTCTTTATTACTTTTTGAATTACTTTCATAATTTTGAGCAATATAATCACTCATTTTAGGGTCATCAGCAACTTTTTTTCTAAATTCTTCATCATCAGATAATTTTTTTTCAAATGTTGTTAAAGAAGGAATTCCAAAGGAGGCCAATAAATTGTTAGTTATAATGAATTTTCTAAACGCATCTTTTCTATCTCCTCTTGCTTGAACATTTAACCACCATTTTTGAATACCTTTTTCAGGTAAAACTCCATGTTTTGCAAAATATTTTGTTAATCTTTCTCCTTGGAAATAATCTTTAAGCCCTCTAGCAAATTTCCCTCCCGCCATCACTTCTTTTGCACCAGATGTTAATCCTCCTAACGCACCACCAACTCCAGTTATTTCACCTAACCCACTTGTTAATTTTGAACCTAACCCTGGACTAATTTTACTAATACCTTGAACTGTTTTTTCAACAGCTGGCGACTTTACATATTTACCTAAGCTGGTAAATTTAGCCGCGGCCTCAGGATGTTTTGTTAAATATTGGGTTAATTTTACACCCCCCTGTTTCATTGCAACAGTACCTGCTTTACTTCCCTTGAAGAATTTTATAATTGGTTTAGCGATAAAATCTCCAACCGTAGGTATAAGTGCAATCAACATTAATGCTGCGTACAACTTTTCACCCTTATAAAGGTAATAACATATTAACGCAATGTCCGCAACCTCACCAATAACAGGTACAAATCCAGCAAGCATCAATCCATTTTCCAAACTTAACAATGACTCATTAAGTTGTTCTCTTTCTGTAATTAAATTAAGTTGTTTAGTTGTTAAAATAATATTGACCATTTATTGTTTTTTATATAAATATCCATATAACAAAAAAAAGGGTCGTATGACCCTTTTATTATATACCTAATTCCATTTGTCTATTTTTATCAATAAAGTGTTGAACTCTATCTTTAGCGACTTTAGTATAATTCTCACTTAGTTCAATCCCTATCCATCTTCGTTCAAGAATTTCGGCTGAGACCAAACTAGTCCCACTTCCAGCGAACGGATCCATAACAATATCATTTTTATAAGTAAGAATTTTTATCGCCTTAGAAGGAATATCCATTGAAAATGTAGCCTTCGTCTGTTGTTTAGTATCCGCAAAGTATTCCCACTGACCGTAAACCAAACTCATAAATTCTTTCTTATCTTCTTCTTTGTAAACCGTCTTCTTCTTAATCTTACCGTCTTCTTGTTCAACATCAACAACTTCTCCAACCCACTGAGGTTCCCCTTTAACTTTCTTAATCCTATCTTTCTTATAGGCAAGAATTACACATTCTTTTGGATTATAAATGTAAGGTGAAGATGGAGACATCCAAGAACCCCAAGCAGTGGTCTTACTTCTATGTGGAGCATTCTCATCAAGGTCAACAAGACCGTAAAATTTGAACCCAACCTTTTTCATCACAGACCAAAATTCAGACATAAAAAGAACTCTACCTCCTCTATCTTGGACGTTAATTTCATATGGAATATTAACCGCAATCCTTCCATCATCTTTTAATACTCGGAAGGCTTGAGACAACCAATTCTCAGTGAATTTCCAATAATCATCCATTAATTGATTATCATCATGAGTATCATAATCAATTCCTACGTTGTATGGTGGTGACGTAACAACCAAATCGATTGATGACTCAGGTAGCTTACCCATTTCCTCAACACAGTCACCATTTATAATTCTATTTGTTTCTAACATCGTAATTTACCTTCGTTTCTTAACTGTTCTCTAATTTTGGTCGCAGAAATATCCCCAACTTCTTGAGGTGGAATATGTTCTATAATATCGTATCCAACTCCTCTACCAAAATTAACTGATTCAATATCAGGAATAATGATAACTTTGACCCTACCTTCACCAATTAGCTCTGATAGTTCTTGTGAAACGTTATTATAAACTTCTTCTGAAGTATAAGGATTTTTATCGTCAGGTTCAATATCTCTTATACAAATAAGAACATTTTTACCTTCATCCAAGCATTGGTTCATTAACCATTTGTGCCCATCATGAAACGGTTGATATCGTCCCACCAGCATAGAATACTGTTTACCACCAGTATTTTTTAACTTGGGGTCTCCCTCAACGTGAATCTTTTTCATATTTGTTTTTAATTTGGTTTTATAAACTCCAAAATTATATTTGCAGAATCATTAATTGAAACATTCGTTGTATCAATATCTATATAATTTTCTGTTGGTGGTTCATAATCTTTTACGAAGAAACTTTCTCTGCCACGTATTTCTGTTGTATGAACATAAACTTCAATAAGATTATTACCCATCTTTGACTTGAACTTATCTCTCTGATCTTTATATGGAGACACCAAGGAAACAAATAGGTGTCTACCTTTGTTATGAAGATATTCTGAGATTTGTTGTGCAAGTTCAATATTCTTTCTACGCCCAACTTCAGAGTAATCCTTATTATCAAATAAATCCCTTAAATCATCTCCATCAATATGGAATACATCCGAACCCATGTTTAACATCATTCGTTTACATAGGGTTGTCTTACCTGATCCAGGTTGTCCTGTTAACCAAATTATCATTTTTCTAAATTTTTGATTTTTCGGTCTAAATAAAACGCGGCTTTCTTTAAGTCTTCAAGTTCTTTGACAGGATTTTTTTTACCCGCTCTTGCAATATACTTTACCACGTTGAACAAATATGCATCCTTATCTAATCCCCACGCTTCGCATACTTTAATCACTTCGTATACATTATCCTCACCACCATAATGATGAGGATGGTTTACCATTTCATTGTTCATTATCATTACCCCACTTTTTTTCAATGTATTCAACGTATCTATCATAATTTCTTGGATTATATAACATCCAAATGAAATAGATATCAAAGAACCATTCTATCTTTTTAATAATTTTTTTAATTCTTTCCAAAATATTTTTCAATAGTCTCCAATCTTTCATCAGCATCTGCTAACATCAGTAATGCTTCTTCGGCATTTGCATAGAAATCTTTGGTCGAATGATCTCCAATACCTACGCCAGTGTTCCCCAATAGGTCCAAAGTTAAAAGTGCTTTCGCCTTATCCGCCTCCGCTGAGGTCTTCAACATTTTAATTAGATTTTTATTCATAACTTCCATTTTTATAAATTAATTGTTTTTAAGATTTCATCATCGGTTTTTCCTTCGAGATGAAGATTATATATCAAGGAACAAGTGGTGTCTTGAAAAAGTAACATCTCACTTTTACCGTAATATTCTTTTAATTTACCTTCTTTGAGGGCTGAGACACATCGGTCAAGGGTCACCCATCTCCTATTGAAACTCATGTGAAAAATATAATAATTTTAATTTGTAGAATCAAAGTTATTAATTTTTTCGAAATTTACAACTTGAAAAATATAAGACATAACTTTTCTTTTAATGATAGGAACCATTGTTTCTTCAAAAGGAAAATTTTGAGCACATTTAATTTCAAATATAGGCAAGTGCTTGTAAAATTCTGTTTGATTCCATTTCGAATTGGTGTCAATAATTTCTGTTAAAGTTTTTTCATCAACCCCACCTTCAGAAATTAATCCCAAGTATGTCCGATTTGTAGATTTATCTTTCTTATCAGGTCTAATTTCATACTCCCAAACATATAATTTTTCTTCAGATTTCCGATAGAAAAAAATATATCCTGACCCAGCAACTAAGTTGTTCTTGTTTTTCCTAAGATATAAGTCAATAGATTCGAAAGCAATATTCCATATTGATTTGGCAATATTGAAAGCATCGAATAATTTTGGCCCTGAGAATCTCAAAGTCTTATCCAATTCATCTTCTTCTTTCTCACTTAATTTTCTTGGTTTTTTTGGAGTCAATTCCTTAACCAATATTTCATCATCAGGAGACTCAAACTTTTTGTTGGTTAACAAAAGTGTATTTTCCTTAGAAATTGATTGTATGTTCGCCAAATGTAATGATAACTCCACGAAATTTGGGTATAGTTCAAACTTGTCGAAACTCTTATCACATTTCTGTAGATAGTCCAACAATGTGTATTTGTTGTATTCAAAATCCAATGGCTCTTTGTAA